CGGCGAGCTTGAAGGTATGTTTGACGACTTTATTGTTGCAGGCGCCAAAATGTCAGCAGACTTTAAGCCCATTGCCCTAATGCGTGGTATGAACATTAGTCCCAATATGGTCGGTACTGTGTCAGCAGTTTGGGAATTACGCCTTGCAGAATTTAACGAAGTATTAGAAGGTATCGACGCTGACCTAGTCGAAGGCTACAGCCACCTTACACGACTACAACTTCGTAATTGTGTAAAATTCTGTGAAACGGTGATCAATGACTGCAACAGTTATGTACAGCTGAAAAAAGTTGAACGCAAACCTAGAGCTAAGAAAGCAGTAAGTCCAGAGCGCCAAAGCGTCAAATTTAAGTATCTTAAAGAATTTACTGAACTTGGCCTTAAATCTGAAAATCCGGCTAAACTTGTAAATTCGTCCGAAGCGTGGCTGTATGATACTGCTAAACGCCGACTAATCCATGTTATGGCAGATAGTCATGTGGGAACATTTACAGTTAAGGGTAGTGCTATTGTAGGGTTTGATGCCTTAACAACCGTGCAAAAAACACTGCGTAAACCTCAGGAACAGTTAAAGATGATTATGACCGCTGGAAAGCCCCAGGCTCGTCGAGAGTTCTCTAATATTAAAGCCACGGAAGTTAAGTTTAATGGCCGCGGTAACCCTAATTTGATCATCCTGCGAGCTTGGTAAACTGCTAAATAATAGGAACTGGAGTTCCTAATGGGTATAGAATCCGAAAACAGCTTAGACACACTAAAACAAGATTTATTTAAATATGTAAGCCTTCAACTTGGCGCCCAGATCATCGACCTTGAGTTAGATGCCGAGCACTTTGAAGCCGCTTACAGAAATACAATTGGTACCTATCGTCAACGGGCAGAAAACGCCTATGAAGAAAGTTACACTTTTATGGAACTGGTTACCAATGTTAACATCTATACATTGCCCCAGGAAGTACAATCAGTTCGTCAGATCTTCCGCAGAACATTTGGTGACAGCACCGGCCCGTTTGCGTCAAATTTTGATCCATTTAGCCAAGCATCAATGAATGTTTACCTAATGAATTTTAATGTGGCTGGTGGACTCGCTACATACGATTTCTATAGCCAATATGTAGAATTAGCCGGTCGTATGTTTGGTGCTTACATGGTTTATACATTTAACCCAACCACCAAAAAACTACAACTAATGCGTGATCCAAAAGGTACAGGTGAAAGCGTATTACTTTGGACATACAATTACAAACCAGAATTCAACCTACTAAGCGATCCACAGATCACACAATGGATCCGTAATTATATGGTGGGCAACTGCAAACTTATAATCGGTGAAGCCCGTGAAAAATTTGGGCAGATCGCCGGTCCACAGGGAGGCGGCACCCTAAACGGTACAGCAATGAAGGCCGAAGGCCTGGCTATTATGCAACAGGGTATTGAAGATTTGAAGAATTATGTTGATGCCTCACAGCCCTTGACCTGGGTAATCGGCTAGATAGCCAACTTGCATTTATCTCCGTGGTATTTCTTGTAGTTCATTTGATCAAATAATTGTTTGCAATGCGGGCATTCTTGTTTTGGTCTACCGTTTTTCCAACCATCTGCCAAGTAAGTATCGACTTTGTCAACATCAACACGTATCGACTTGGTTCCTTTGTGAACCCATGGACGATTTTTGGTGGAACCTTTTTTGGCATTAGTTTCTGCAGAATATGTTTTTCCTACATTAGCTTTTCTTAATTTATCCTTAGAAGTTTCTTGCCAAACACGTTCCTTATTAGATTTAATACACGCTAATCTTCTTTTTTCAGAAGGTATTCGATTATAGGCTCCATCACCACCGTCGGTCATGTTGCGTAAAATTCCAGTTCCTAAGTCTTTTCGGCCATACCATCTTATTAGTTGTCGTTCAATGGCAAGGGCTCCGATATTTGACAACTTAGATTCAACGATAATAATGCGATAATCATCAGTTGGAATTTTGACATTGTGATCTTTTGCCCAGGCTCTATTGCCGGTACCCTTACCAATATAGTATGGAGTTAAATCTGTTTTTCGCAAATATGCATAGACGTAAAATTTAAGTGGATAAGTATTCATGCTGATAGTTCCTTTCAAACTGTTAGAGTCGGTGGATGCTTCCAACATCGCGATCGACACTATTATTTACCGTATTAGTTGATTTTTTTCAAAGTGTATGTTATAATCATAATATGAATCTTATGATTGACATCGAAACTATCGGAGTAGCACCAACAGCTACTATTCTAACTATTGCAGCTCAGGCGTTTGATCCATTCGGAACGGGATATTATAATCAACAATATTATGCCCGAATTACTCTTGAAAGTCAACCCAATCGCAGCATTGATGAAAGCACAGTAGCGTGGTGGAGTACTCAACCTTCTGCTGCTCGTGACGAAGCATTTATGGAAGAAGGCCGGGTAGATTTGGATCAAGCCTTGGATAGTTTGGGCAAACTAATTTGGCATAGTAATTTATTGTGGTGTCAAGGACCAACGTTTGATTGTACAATTCTTGAGCATGCCTACAAAAGTTACGGTAAACCTATTCCGTGGCAATATTATAAAGTCCGAGACAGCCGCACTGTGTTTAGTCTCTGGCCAGAACTGCCTAAACCTCCTACTAGTCACCATGCCTTAGAAGATTGCCGTCGTCAGATTGACATGCTGCAAGCTACACTAAAGCATTTGAATGTAAAGGAATTAAGATGATAATTGGTTGCTGTGGATTCCAAGGATCGGGTAAAGATACAGTAGCCGACTACCTACAAAACATTTATGGATTTAAACGTGATAGTTTTGCAGCCACCCTTAAAGATGCAGTAGCCGCTGTTTTTGGATGGGATCGCGAACTACTAGAAGGCCGCACTACAGAATCTAGAGCATGGAGAGAACAAGTGGACGCATGGTGGGCTAACCGCCTGAATATGCCCAATCTTACTCCTCGCTTGGTATTACAACTCTGGGGTACAGAAGTTGCCCGTCGAGCATTTCACGACGACACATGGATTGCCAGCCTTGAAAATAAACTGTCAAAAGCACATAATGATATTGTTATTACAGATGTACGCTTTCCTAACGAAATACAGGCAGTTCGTAATGCTGGCGGGGTTGTAATTCGTGTGGTCCGCGGTCCTGAACCTGCATGGTATGATCTAGCTGTTAACGTAAATCGTGGACACAAGAAGAATGTTGAATGGCGCCTAAGCAAAGATCGTCTTGCAGAATACAATATACACCCTAGCGAATGGGCGTGGGTTGGTACAGAGTTTGACGCTGTATTAGACAATAATCAAGAAGGATTAGACAACTTGTACCGACAAATCAAAGATCTGGTGCTAAATCTCCGGCCTTCCACGGCAGAGTAGACTTAGTGACTTCCACTACACAATTTTGACAAACAGTTTTTAAATTACGCACAGCACTATTATTCATGTTACCGTCTACATGATATACTAGTAACTGTGCGGCATACTTTGCCCTAAACCCACATCGATCACATGTGGGTTTTTTCTTATATCCATTTAGTTGCCATTTAGGATCAGGAGTTTTGAGTTTTTTTCTGCGCTTAATACAATACTCACATAGCCTACGATATTGAATTCTATCATCTTTGTGATAGGCTACAGCTCTAAATCGTTGATTACAGGCTAAACATATAGGTCTCATACCAATATTTACCATATTCTCGACAGTAAACCTACGAAGTAGGGACGTGATAAGACACTCTTTTTGCCGCAACCGATAAATATCTATATTAATAAAAAGGAATTTGATATGGCCTTACTATCCCCAGGTGTACAAGTTAGTGTAATCGACCAAAGTAATTACACACCAGCCGCTGCCGGCTCAATACCATATTTTTTAATAGCTACAGCACAGAATAAAATTTCTGGTGCAGGTACTGGAATTGCTCCAGGTACACTGGCTGTTAATGCTAATCAACTATATTTGATGTCAAGTCAACGCGAGTTGTTGTCAACATACGGTGTTCCGTTCTTTTACAATACAACAGCTGGTACTCCTATCAATGGATACGAACTTAATGAATACGGCTTATTGGCTGCTTATTCAGCATTGGGTGTTACAAATCAAGCATATATTCAACGAGTAGATATTGATTTATCAGCGTTGACTGCTACACTAAATCGTCCTGTTGGCGCACCTGCCAACGGTACCTATTGGTTAGACACTACAAATTCCAAATGGGGTATTAACCAATGGAATCAAACAACTGCGGCCTTTACTAATCAAACACCGTCAGTTATTACAGATTTTACTTACTTAGAAACAGAATCAACAGTACCACTGCAAAGTTACGGAAGTATTGGTAATTATGCTGTAGTCTCGGCAAATCCTCTGTCAGCTGGTGAATCTAATCTTACAAACCCACTTTACTACAAGCGCGGTGGCCCAACTACAGCTCAAGCACCACATTGGTTACAAGATAGTTATAGTGCAGACGAACTTTATAATACCTGGGTATTAGTTGGTAGTGACGAGTGGAAAACTTCGTGGGCAACGGTTCAAGGAACCACTGCACCTTCTAGTTTGCCTGTTGGTAATACTATTGTAATTAATAATACTACTGTTACTATTGCATCCTCCCCTAATAATACAGTACAATATCTAGCTGGACAAATTAATGATGCTCTTAATAATTATGGCGTATTTGCCGCTAATATTGGCGGATCATTAAATTTATATGCTGATAGTACTGCGCTTGGTGCAAATCTTACAGTAACTGGAGCATCGGTTGCTAATTCAGCTGCTACATTAACTTTTGCTACAACTTCAGTTGCACCATTTACAGTCGGGTCATCAATTACAGTTGCCGGAATTGTTGATAGTGGCACAGGATCAGAATACAATGGAACTTACAAAGTAACAGCCTGCAGCAATACTAGTGTATCATATGCTAGTACAGCCACTGCCGGTTATACCAGCGGCGGAACAATCGACCAACCCGGAACAATCTTTGTTCAAAATGGAACAGGAACTCCGTTGTCAACACTAGGAATTACTGCTGGAACTTATGCATCACCTGCGTATTTTGCTGGTGCAAACTATCAAGCACCGAGATGGCGTACCAGTGATGTTGTTCCAGAACCCACCGGATCAGTATTCCAACAAACTAATAGTGTCAATCAGGGCACTACATTAATTGTTAAACGGTATAGTAGTACACTTGGAACATATGTGGTACAGCCTTGCCCGATATACTCATCCAATGTCGCGGCCAATTATGCATTAGACCCAACCAATGGCGGACAAAGTATTCCTGCAGGCACTACCTACGCTCAAGATGACCCATATGGTAATTTAACCTCTGGATTCCAAATTCTTGAAAGATTAGCCCCGGGCGCAACAGTAGTTACCGGCACCGCAGTTGACCCAACATTTCCAGAAACTATTGCTGTAACTGGAGCAAGCGGTAATGGCTCTACTGCTACTTTAACTTTTGCAACACAGACATCAGCATTATTTGCAATAGGCTCGTCAATTGTTGTAACTGGACTTACTAGTACAGGTAGCGCATACAATGGAACTCAAACAGTAACAGCATGCACTACAGGCAGTGTATCCTGGGCCTCTGCTGTCACAGCTACCTATGTTTCTGGTGGAACAATTGGTTCCCCGGCAACATATTCAACATTTACAATTTCAGCTACTGAACCGGAAACAGGTACATATACTACTCCGGTAACTGCTGTTATTGTAGGAGCTACATCTGCTGATTTTGTAGCGGCAGTTAGTGCAGCTGGTGTAGAAAATGTTAGCGCCGGTGTTAATTCTACTGGTCAAATTTACTTTACTCATGCCACTGGTGGAGACATCATCTTAGATGATGGACTACATTCACCAATTAATATTGCTGGATTTGATGTATATACTTCTCCATCAACTGATTATAGTGTTGGTGTAACCTATGTAAACTTAGTTAACCCTACAGATGGATATCAACTTAGTAACTGGGTATCTGCTCCAACATTTAACTATATTCCACAGGCATCTCCTCCTGAAATTGATCCAGTATCAGGAACATATTGGTACTATAGTGATGCAACCACAGCCGACATTATGATCCAGAATAACGGAGCATGGGTGGGCTATCAAACAGTATCCAATGATGTTCGCGGATATAATTTAACAGCTACTAATGCAACCGGTCCAATCTTTAGTGCTACGGCACCGACAACACAGACCAATGCGGCATTAAGTCCGTTGCAATATGGTGATTTATGGATTGATACTAGTGATTTAGAATTATATCCAATGATTAACCGTTGGGAA